AGGTCTTATTAATTTATTGACTTCTGCAATAGTAAAATGAGTAATCTAATTAAAAATTACCCAAAGCCGGGTGAAAAATACCAACACTATAAAGGTGGTCAATACGAAGTTATTTGCATGTGTAATCACACAGATACTGACGAACCGCTAGTCATTTACAAATCACTTTCTTTTGGATCACAATATGCAAGACCATTTTCCGAGTGGAATGATCAAGTCGATACTCAAAACTACGGAGGTAAAGAACAACCAATTTTTAGATTTAAAAAAAATAGAAAAGTAATGATGAATAATTTAGTTATCAAAAAAGATAGTAATTGAATATAAAAATAAGATAGTAGATATTTATAATAAACAAGTAAAATGATTATCTATAAAATAACTAACAATCTTAATAATAAAATCTATATCGGTCAAGATAGAAATAATAACCCATCTTACTTCGGAAGTGGTAAAAAAATACAAAGAGCCATAAAAAAATATGGTAAAGAAAATTTTGTAAAAGAAATTTTAGAAGAGTGTGTTGATGAAAATCATATGAATGAAAGAGAAGTTTACTGGATATTAAAATATAATAGTCAAGATAGAAAAATTGGTTATAATATAAGTAATGGTGGTAAAGAGGGTGACAGACAAATAGGTCAAGACATTACTAAAAACGGAATTTATAATTATTGGGTTGAAAAACACGGTCAGGAAGAAGCTGATATTAGAAAAAAACAACAAATTGAAAAAATCATAAAACATAACAAGGAAAACGGCACAGAACTAACTAAAAAAGGTCGTTATAGTTTATGGTTAGAAAAATATGGTAAAGAAGAGGCCGATAGAAGACATTTTGAATGGAGATTAAAAATATCACAACATCAGCAATATAAATTAGAGAATGGGTGGAAGCATACTGACGAAGCCAAAGAAAAAATATCAAAGGCGGGTAAAGGTAGGAAACTATCTGAAGAAACAAAAAATAAAATGAGAAAACCTAAACCAAAAGGGTTTTCAGAAAAACTATCAAAATTGAAAAAAGGTGTGTCAACAGGATCATCAAAAAAAAGATTACAGGTTTTACAATTTGATTTAAATGGTAATTTACTTTATACTTGGGATAGTATAACAGAAGTTGAAAAACAATTAAAAATATTCAATATATCTGCGGTATGTAAAGGAAAACAAGAAACCGCTGGTGGTTATAAATGGGAATATAAAAAATAACGAAAATGAATAATTTAGACAAACAATACCAAGATTTACTTCAAGATATTTTGGATAATGGGGTAAAAAAAGAAACAAGAAATGGAGGAACCATCAGTGTTTTTGGTCGTCAGATCAGACACAACATGAGTGAAGGATTTCCTTTACTCACAACCAAGAAAATGTTTTGGAAAGGAATTGTAACTGAATTGATTTGGTTCCTACGTGGTGATACGAACATTAAATACCTTATAGATAATGATTGTCATATTTGGGACGGTGATGCTTATAAGAACTACGGTCAAAAGATTATCTCTGGAGGTTACCAAAATTTAGTTGCAATAGGATGGCCTAGTACACAAGAAGAGTTCATCAACAAAATCAAAACAGATGATGAGTTTGCTAAGAAGTGGGGAGATTTAGGTCCTGTGTATGGTAGACAATGGAGAGCGTGGGGTGGCTTTGATAAAAAACCTTCAGGATGGAATCATGGGGCTGTTACTCATTTTTCTGAAGTGCCTAAACTTGACCAGATAAAAAATCTTATTCACGACCTTAAAACAAATCCTGATAGCCGAAGATTGATGGTTACAGCTTGGAACCCATCGGAATTGGACCAGATGACTCTTCCACCTTGTCATTATGGATTTCAAATTTATACAAGAGAGTTCAGTTTACAGGAAAGAAAAGACATATATGATAAATCGTCTTATGTTAAAGATATTTTTCCGACAGATGAAAATGGATGGAATAGTTTATTCAATGATTGTAGTATACCAACCAGGGCAATCTCTTTAATGTTCAATATGAGAAGCAATGATGTTCCGCTCGGGCTTCCATTTAATTTGGCTTCATATGGGTTACTTTTGATGATATTGGCAAAAGAGGTTAATATGGTACCTGAAGAATTGATTTCAAATATGGGAGATTGTCACATATATCTAAATCAAATTGATGGTGTGAAAGAACAATTAACAAGAGAACCATTTGAATTACCAACTCTTAATCAGTTCCCCACCTATGAAGGTTCAAGACCATCAATAGAATCTTATACTATTGGCGATTTCACACTTAAAAATTACAAATCACACCCAAGTATAAAAATGCCACTTTCTAACTAACTTTTTATTATTTGAGGATATTTATATTAAAGGATAAACCTTAAAGTAAATCAATATGAAGAAATTTTTAGTTTATGAAATAAAAAACAACATTAATGGTAAATCTTATGTCGGACAATATAGTGGATTATCATTTGAAAAATATTTTGGGAGTGGAAAGTTGATTAAGTTAGCCATAAAAAAATATGGGTTAGAAAATTTCTCTAAAACTATTTTAGAAGAGTGTTCTAATAAAGATGAGTTGAATGAAAAAGAAATTTTTTGGATTGATAAACTCAAAACAATTGCAAACGGCTATAATTTAACTGAAGGTGGCACTGGTGGAGATTTATCTGAATTTATTAAGTATGATGAGAATTGGGTTGAAAACCAAAGACGCTCAACAAAAAAGTATTGGGACAATATCAGTGATGATGAAAGAAAAAAAAGAAGTGAAAGTGTATCTGGCGAAAAAAATGGAATGTATGGTAAAGAAGGATTTTGGAAAGGTAAGAAAATACCTAAAGAAATTGTAAAAAAATCATTAGATAATAGAAGAAGTTATGATAAAGAACAAAATCCTAATTGGAAGGGAGGTTTAACTTATGTCTATTGTGAATGTGGTAAAAGAATAGGTTACGGTCACACTCATTGTAATAAATGTAGACCAAGAAGTAATGACGATAATCCATTTTTTGGTAAACAACATTCGGAAGAAACTAAAAATAAGTTAAGTGAAATCAGAAAAGGAACTTATAATGGAGAACAGAATATACCAATAATAATTGATGATGTTGAATACCGTTCTGCTGGTGAGGCATCCAAAATACTTAATCTACCTATGGCAACGATAAGATGGAGGGTTTTAAGTAAAAATAAAAAATTTGACAATTACAAATACAAAGATTAAAATTAAATTAATATGACACACCACAATGTTTGGTTTAAAAGATGGTTTAACCCCACGCTAAGAAAGATATTCAAAGTTGAGATATGTTCTTTAATTGATGGTGAAACTGTGATTGGGTATGGAATAAGAAAATATAAAAAGTTATGTTAGGATTAAGAAAGGTTGAACCTGGTAGATGGAGAAATGATTGGATGGAGTTTTACCCTGGATTCCATAAATGGAATTTAAGATACCTACCAAGTAATGGATTAAATTGGAAATTAGATTTTTGTTTTATTTGGGGTCAATTTTATATGACATTCAAAACAAACAAACCACCAAAATATAAGGATGAAAGACCAAAATATGGATTTTATTTTTATTCGGTAGGTAGTTGGTTTCCTGATTCATTATGGATCCATAGAGGAACAAAAAAAATAAAATGTATTGATTTACCTTGGCAATATGATTGGGTAAGAACATCCAAATTTCTAAAAGATGGAACATGGGCACACCAAACCAAAAAAAATAAAATTGATTTTTATACTCCTGAATGGAAAGAAAAAATCCATAAAGAAACACATAAATACTATTACATTCACGACGATTTGTTCCAAGATACTGAGGCCACTTGTAAGTTAGAGGAAAGAGAATGGAGACCAAGAATGTTCAGGTGGACACGACTTTTTAGAAAAGTAAGACGAAGTATTGATGTTGATTTCAGTAATCCGATTGGGAAAGGTGTTGATTCATATAAAGGAGGAACTTATGGTGCGGGACACGACACTAATAAAGGTGAGACAATTAAACAATGTCTTAAAAGAATGATGAAAGAAAGAAAATTTTAACAACAAAAAATAAATTATGACAGGAAAATACCTAATTACAACAGACAGATATTTTGTCGCACCTGACGGAAAAACTTATACCGCAGTTTGGGGTGATGTTAATATTTTAGAAGACTCCATTCTCGGAGTTAAAACGAACAGAAATAGTGCCAACTGGTATGCGATGGTTGGTAAAAATGGTAAAGAAATTACTATTGCGGGATGTCAAATATTTTACGCTATTAAGTGTGAGGAAAAACCATACACAGAAGACGTGGAAGATTGGACGGTTGATAATGGTAAGTTTGATACATACGTAAGACCAACTAAAATTTACATCGCAGAATAACACTCAACAATTAAAGTTTATTAAATTATGAAAAAAAAAATTTCACAAGAAGAAATTCAAGAAATTGAAAGATTAACAGGGGGAAAAATTGGAACACATACATTTGGACCAAACAACGAAAACACATTGGAAAATTCATTCTTATCGCCTGATGGAACATATATCGGTAGTATTGATGAAGCAAGATGGTATGTTAAAAATAAAATGATGGTTGATGAAAATTATCCCCACGGAGTTGCTGCGGTTATTATCGAAGATACATATGGAACTGATAACCCTGTTATCGAAGGGATGTATGGATACACTCACAGAGGTGGTAGTCTTTTCAAAATCGGAGATAGATTATTTGATGGGGATTATGAACCCGTTAAAGAAGATTACCCTGAAGAACAATGGAATGAATACGAAACAAAGTTCGCGGATTTATATCAAGAAGAAGATGAACTTGGTAGAAAATGGATGGATGAAGACGGAATATCTTATGTAATACCATTCAAATTAAGAGGATCAAAATTGATTGAAACAATGGAAGAAGCATTTGAAGCCGCTAAAAATATGTCAAATTATTTAAGTTAATATTATGAAAACAAAAGTATATTCAGCTTTCCCCGGTGTAGGGAAAACAACTTACTTCAATACAACAGATAGAAATGTATTGGATAGTGATAGTTCAAAGTTTGACAAGAAACATTTTCCTGACAACTACATTGAACACATCGAAAGAAACGTAGAAGATCCAAAGGTTGATAAGATTCTTGTTTCATCACATAAAGATGTAAGAGATGCTCTATTAAAAAAAGGTATTCCATTCGTATTAGTTTATCCTGACAGAAGTCTAAAAGACGAATACATTCAACGATATAAAGAAAGAGGAAATAACGATTCGTTTGTTGACTTATTGGACAAAAATTGGGATAATTGGATGGACGAGATGGATCAAATGGAAGCACCTGAAGGTCAAACTTTATATAAGGTAAAATTAGGTCCGGGTCAATACTTAACAGATGTAATAGATTAAAAAATGAAAGAACAAAACGATTGGAATGATCCCATTTTATCAGATGGAGATTTTCCACAAGTAAACAAAACAAAATTCCAAGTAGGAGACAAGGCAGTAAAATTAAAAGGATATAAGTTTCCTTGCACCATCGTATCGGTATTTAAAACCGTAGAAGGAAATGTTAGAGTCGTAGGAGAAATGGATGAACACGGACTTCTTCACATCTTCAACGAAGATCAATTAGAACGCACCAACTAAAATGAAAAATTTAAAAAAATATACAATCAAAGAAATTTTTATTTCTGAGTTAGGTTATTTGATGGTGAAACTTTATAACAATGAAAAACAAGTTTTTACAACTTTAAATCTTGGTAATTGGAAAGACAATTTAAACTTTGATTTATATAATATAAATCTTGATGAGGTGGGCAAAAAATAAAACAATCAATATTTATTATTAAAACAATAGATATGAAAGTTCTAAAATTAGGATCTAAAGGTAAAGAAGTTGAAGATTTACAAAAATATTTAAAAATTAAGGTTGATGGTGATTTTGGACCAAAAACCGAAGAGTCGGTTAAAAAATTCCAAAAAGAAAATAAACTAACCGCCGATGGTGTTGTTGGTGAAAAAACATGGAATGCCATGGGATTTGGTATTACCACCGACCTTCAAGAAACGACATTATCAACAGAAAAACTGATTATAGATCAAAAATTTTTAGATAAAGACGAATACCTGATAGGACCAACAAAAAAAGAATATTTGTTTTTACATCACACCGCAGGTGGAAACAACCCATACCAAGTTATTACAATGTGGAATAACGATACAAGAGGACGAATTGGAACTGAGTTTGTTTTAGGAGGACAATCTGTTTTTAACGGAAATGAAACTTATGATGGGACAATCGTTCAGGCATTTCCTGAAGGTTGTTATGGTTGGCACTTAGGAGATAATGGATCACAACACATGCACTCACACTCAGTTGGAATTGAGGTATGTAATTTTGGTCAAATTAAAAATGGTTTAACTTATACAGGACAAAAAGCTGACCCAAAACAAATTGTGGAACTTAAACAATCATTTAGAGGGTATAAGTTCTGGCATAGATATTCAGACAAACAAATTGAGACATTGAGATCTTTAATTTTACATATTGCAAATAGAGACAGCATCGACATTCGAAAAGGTTTAATTGAAGAAATCAAAAATAAAGGAGCTTTAGGTTTTGAATTTAATTCTGACGCATATTATGGTAGAGTAAAAGGAATGTGGACTCACACAAACACCAGAAAAGATAAGTTCGACATGTTCCCCCAACAAGAACTTATTGATATGTTATTATCTTTGTAATGTATTAAAAATATTATTTAAACCCCATCTCAACAGGTGGGGTTTTTTGTTTTTACCTATTGACTATGATATTTATTTTTGTTAAAATTTATTAACAAATAAACCCTTAATAAAAGTCGAAACATGAAAAATGTATTTTTTGTAAGTTTGATGTTACTTGGGACTACACTTGGTGTTGTTTCTTGTGGTGAAAAAAAAGAAAACGAAACCACACAAGAAGCAAAATCTGAAGATTCAACAAAAAATGTTGATACTCAAAGTGTAAAACAAGATACACTTGTGCTAGACAACCAGAAATAATAATATGTATCAATTTGGATATTATTTCTCCCCCATCCTGTAAGGTGGGGTTTTTTGTTTGACATTTGTATTTAAATTTGTTATTTTTGTTTTATTATGACAGATCAAGAAATCATTAAATACGGAGAAATACAATACTTAAAGGGTAGGTTAGATGAACTATTCAAAGCTCTATCAACAATAACCAATATTGATAGAAAAAGAAGATTAGACCAACGAATTGAAAAATATTTCAACAAATTAAAAAAAGTTGATGAGGTTGCATTTCATTTATATCAAGTTGAGTTGGTAAACAGACAAAGGTCGAAAGAAAAGTCCAAGAACGAAATCAAAGACCTATTGGAACAAATTCTAATTAATGAAAATATTACAAATGAAGATATTCTTGATAGAATTAAAAAACAAATAGATCTATACTGATGAAAACCAAAATACATGTGAATCAACATCACATTAGGTCTAATAAAACAAAGAATACCGATTTACCTGTTATAACAATCAAACAAGGTAGAAGAAACACATATTGTAATGAGGTTGAAATTCTCGGACCTAGTAGGATTGTTTATTGTGGAAGTGGCGATGAAAAACCACTATTAAGTTGTGGGGCAAGAGTCGTAATAGAAACTGAGAGTGAAATTAAAATAATAAGTTGATGAGCGATAAAAAACCTGATAATGTTTCTGATAACCCTGGTTTATTACCATATGGTAGTAATGTTGGTGCTCCGGCAATAAAGGTCACCAATATGGAACATTGGAAGGAACCAAGAATTATAAATGTCAATCAACAATTTGAGGATAAATTTTTGGAACTCAAAGAGGAGTATGAAAAATTAATTGAAGAATACAGATGGAATGAATTGGTTTACAAAGCAAATTTTAGTTTTGAACCGGTAATTGGTAAAGTTTATCACCTTTATTATTCCTCAGACGAAAAAATATTCTTATCTTTGATATCACCAAATGAATGGAATAAAAAATATATTGGGACTTTTAAATTTAATTATAATAATAAATGGACAAAACTATGAATGCAAACAAAGATTTTGAATTTGTGCTTAGAGTATTAAACTCAAGCGAAAACCGTGAACACATTAAAACTACAGATAAACTGTTTGAAAATTTCAAAAACAAGTGGAAACGAAATATGGAATGTTATGAGCTTGTAGATTACATGTTCAAATATAAAGTAGAAAGAAAAAGAAATAAAAAAAATATATGAAACTTACAATAATTTCAGATACTCACAACAAACATAAACACGTTACCGGTGATTTACCGGGTGGTGACTTGTTAATTCATGCAGGAGACCTTAGTTCTATGGGTTATGAACACGAGATTCGTGAGTTCGCTAAGTGGTACAATGGGTTGGATAATTACACCAGTAAAGTTTTTATTGCTGGTAACCATGATTGGGGATTTCAAAACAATGTTGATAAAGTAAAAGAGATTGTTGGTTTCTATAATAATATAACTTATTTGGAAGATAGTTTTATGGGAATAATTGAAGGAGGGGAACCTGAAGTTAAAATTTGGGGTAGTCCTTGGCAACCTGTGTTTTATAATTGGGCATTTAATCTCCCACGAAATGGTGAGGAATTAAAGTCAAAATGGGATATGATACCTGAAGACATTGATATTCTAATCACTCACGGTCCAGCTTGGGGGTTTTTGGATGATGTTGAAGGTCGTCGTGGACAACACTTGGGTTGTGAACTACTAACAGAACGAATTAAACAAATCAAACCTAAAATTCATATCTGTGGACACATCCATAGTGGTTATGGACATTATTATGATGGACATACTCATTACTTCAACGCATCAGTATTGAATGAACGATATCTTTATTCTCATTTACCTTGGAATATAGATTGGGATCCAATTACAAATGAGGTTAAGTTTTTATAACTTAATCTCATTTTGATATATTTATAATAAAATATATATTATGAATAAGTTTGATTTAACCGAAAAATTGAAAGAAGAATTAAAAAAAAGAAATCTTTGGGAACAAGAAGATGATGAAGATAATGATGATAATGAGTCTGATGATAATCAAGATGACGAAGATTCAGACGAAGATTCAGAAAATCATAACGAAGATTTCTGTGAAATGGTTTGTCAGTTATTACACTCACAAACACAAATTCATATTTTCCATTTAGGGACCAAATCATATGCCGAACATAAAGCATTACAGGGTTATTACGAAGGTATTGATGCTTTAACTGATGGTCTAATTGAATCTTATCAGGGTAAATATGGTCTTTTAACAAATTACAAATCATATAAGAATCAATCATACAAAAACAAAAACCAAGTATTAAAATATTTTACAAGTTTATTAAATATGATTGAAGAAAAAAGAGAATCGGTTGAGGACTCTTACATCCAAAACCAAATTGATACGGTTCAAGAATTGATTTATTCAACAATGTATAAGTTGAAATTTCTTAACTAATCTATTTCGTAAATATTATTTATTACATTCAGAGGATCTCCTTCACAATCACCTTCATAATTTCGGCATAGTTGGTCGACTTCAATCTTGTCGTCAACCTCACTGATATCAAGTAATATTGGTTCTGAATGATATATCATATTAACTTGATCATCGTTCAAGAATGTATCTACAGGTAATGATTTAAGTTCAGGGTTCAAACCAAAAAAATCAATTTCATCTTCTGTATAGTATTCATCACTTGATTCATAGTCACCATTTCCATCACAATAATCACAATCAACTTGTCCATAACCATCACATCTATCACAGCCAAATTCACCTTTACCATCACACCAAGAACATTCAATTTCACCATTTCCTTGACAATCTGAACATGGTTCACCATCTACTTCACCAGATCCATCACAGTTTCTACATTCTTCAGTTCCATTTCCTGAACATCTATCACAATCTACATCACCACTACCATCACATGTGCTACAATATTCAGTTCCTGATCCATCACATTCATGACAAGTTATATCACGATAACCCAAATCTCTATAATGATACATTCCGATGTTTATAAGATTACCACGAACTTTAGAAAAAGAAGATTCAATATCTTTAGTTCGTGAAAAGAAGTAAACCATAAACGCGATCTCTACTTTTTCTATTCTTTTAACATTCTTCAAAAGAAGTTTCAATAGTTCATCACTATTGATATGACTCATAATTTGTTGAACATTCATATCATTATCACCATGTTCATCAACTAAATGATTATAAACTTGTTTTGTGAATACTTTATATTTTGAAGGTTGTAAGGACATTATTTAGTTTTATAAATAAATATTGTATTTTTTAGTTATGAACGAATATCCATCAATTAATAAAGATTTATTTTTCTATTTGGTTAGACACAATAAAGTGTTTTTTCCTCCTAATTCTTTATTTAATTCTAATAAACCCCATGTTGTAGTAGAGGATAGGTTCTTTCAAATTGAGAATAATAAAAAGTATTTGAAAAGAAAGATCTATAATCTAATAGAACAAGAAAAACCAGAGTTAGTAGAGGGAAAAGAAAATATTTCAAAAACTAATAAAACAATTAAGTATTTTTTTCAAGAATCAAATAAAATTAAAAAACTATAAAATTATGGCTCACCCGGTGCTTCACGCAAAATCAAATCAAAAAAAATTCGGAGGAAAATGGGAAGATTATATACATCTTCACGAATGGATGGATTCCACTAAATCGTGGTATGGACATTCATTACATAGAATGTGGAGACACCACAGTGAAGGTATATTTGAGGCGGAATCAAAATTTGGGGTTTATTTTACAAATTCTGACGGGAAAGTGGTTTATACAAGATACTGTTTGGAAAGTCATGTCAAAGAAGATTGTGATGGAATTATACCATCGGCATCAGATTGGATGAGAATTCTAATATCAGGTGAAAGACCAACTTGGGCGACAAGATCAAAAAAGTTAGAGTTTGAAGATTAAAAGTATTTATAATAAAAGTTTAGATGGAACTAACAGACAAACAAAAACATGATTTAAGAAGATTTTCTTTGATACTAAATTCCTTGAACATGGAAGATGGTGTAGAATGGGTATATAGACATTATGATGACTGGGAAAGTGATTATCCTGACGGACCTTATTATAGAAATAAAAATGTAAAAGGTGAATTAGATTTTTTACCAGGATCAATAGGACCTTTGTTTGATGAAATAAAAGAAAATTTTGATACTGATCTTTTTTATAATGATTACTACGACAATTACACAGGAGGTCTTCAGATATTTGTAAACGCCGAAAAGAAAATGTTAATTGTGAAATATTATTATTACACAATGATCACAGAGGATAGCAGAATAGAAAGATCATTCAAAGAATTATCTGAAACGACTAATCCATGGAGAAGGGGTGAAAGAGAATTAACCAAACTTACAAATGAAGACTTTTTAAACAGAATGAAAGAAGAATACGGTTCTTATGTTGAATTGAAATATGATGGTAGTGGTGATAGTGGGTGGATTGATGATAATGTAGATAGTGATAAAGGAAGTAAAGTTTCAACTAATCAACTTGAAGATATTGCGTATGAGGCTTTA